CCCAGCTCATACGGCGGGTCGGTCACCACGCAGTCAACCGACCCCGCCGCCAGCGCCGGCAGGACCTCCAGGCAGTCGCCGTGGATGATGTCGAGGCTCATGCGCCGACCATCTTTCGCAGCTCCTTGTCGCTCAGGTCTGCGTTCCGCCGCCACGCCCAATAGCACGCCCTGTCGCAGAACTCCCTGCGTCCGGCCTCCTTGCCAGTTAGAGGCTTGCCGCACCATCGGCAGACGCGCCTAGAGGCATCGCTCACGCCCCCACCCCGCCCTGCTCCGTCAGCGTGCCCGGTGCACTGAGCCCCACCGCGAACGGCGACAGGCTCATGCCGCTCGGCACCGGGTTCCCGGTCGAGCCCTCCTGGTTGATCCGGTCTAGCTTCGCCTGCGCCGCGTCCATGCTGATCCCGTGCAGCGCCGCGATCGCGTCAACGCGCGGCTGCAGCCCGGCCTCGACCATCGCCGTCTGGTCCGCGATGTCCTCGGTCAGGTTGCTCGGTAGCCCGTCCTGCCAGGTCAGCATGAGATCGCGCATCGGCACGAGCTCGACCTGCCCATCAGCCGGCTGCCAGATCGGCCACCCGCGGCGCGCGACCGCCGCGTGCAGCTCAATCGCCGTGGTGTAGAGCCACCGCAAGGGCCGATCGAACGCCTGCTGTTTGCGCTTGGCCAATGTCTGGGTCTTCATCTGGCTCAGTCGCAGCGCGACGCCGCTGGTGGGCCCGCCGCCTTCCTGCGGGAGCAGCGCACTCATGTCGATCCCCGCCGCCGCGACGAACGCCTCTTTCAGCTCCTGGATCGCGTTCTCGACTGCGCTCAGATCCTCGCCCCAGGTCACGTAGCCGACCGGGGCCGAGCCAGTCCAGCCGTCTGGGACTGGCCAGAACTTCGACTCGGAGCACTTGAGCTCGCCGTTGTCGTCAAGTGCGCTTGCCGGCCCGTAGAGGCCCGGGTCCGAGTGCATCTTCAGGATGCGCGCACGCTGCGTCTCCATGGCGTTGAGCGCGCCTTGGATGCCGAGCAGGCCCTCATAGTCGCTCTGGCCCCACGGCAGCGTCTGCCCGTTCGGCACGTGCAGCACGAGGAGCCCGGCCACGCCCGTCCGCACTGGCTCCTCGCTCAGTGCCGCCGTCTCGGGCAGTGCGGTCAGCAGCAGCCGGTCAACGTTCGGCCTGTACCTGAACCCCTGGCCCATCTCGCCGCTGAGCTGATAGAGTTCGTGGGCGATGACTGATTCAGTGCCGCCGCCTGGCAGCGGCTCAACCCAGTGCCGCTCGAGGTGCAGGTAGTACCGCTTCTCCCGGCAGAGCACCTCGCCGATGTCGGCCGCGATGAGCTGATCCCCGAGGTAGACCGGGTAGAACGTGGAGGGATCGACCACATCGACGCCGATCCGCTCGGCGCCCGCGTCGTAGCGGACCTTCAGCACGGCGTCGCCGCAGGTGCTGCAGTCGGTCAGCCAGCGGCGGAGTTTCTGGTCGACGGCGCAGTCGAACGCGATCTGGGCGATCAGCGCATTAGTGGCGTCGCGTTCGGCGCCGGCGCTGACCTGCACGCCCTCATCGCAGGCCCGGCCGGTGACGAGATCGGTCAGCGCCGCCATGTAGTTGACGGCGACATACGGCCAGTCGTCGTCGACCTTGAAGTCGAGGTCGACGAACACCTTCTTGTGCCCGTCCTCGGCCCGGTTGAAGTACAGCCGGCGGTAGACTTGGTAGCGCAGGAGCCGCGCCTCGTGCTCTTTGGGCGGCCACGGCACGCTCCTGGGGTCTGCAGTCAGGTCAACCATGGCGTCAGCCACCGTCCTCGTTGCACCGCGTAGCCAGTCCCAGGCCCTGCCGATCAGGCCCATGGGCGCTCACCAGCCCCTCGGGCGCTTCGGCTGCGGGTTGAATGGCACGTGCTCAAGGCCGTCGAACTCGACCACCGCATAGCGCAGCGCGTCCATCAAGTGGTCCTCACATTTCGGGTCTGGCGTCTCATCCCGATACGTCCCATCGCCGTTCCGGACGTTCATGTAGCGGTAGAACTGGGCGATGGTGTTCTTGCAGTGCCGAGCCACCATCAGCCTGTTGCCCTTGCCGCGCTCGTCAACTCGCCTGATGCCGGGCTTCACCGGGTTCTTGGCCTCACTCGCGGGCAGCGGCTTCGCCCGGAACTTCCGGATGTTGCTCGGGTCCTCGGGGTCGCACTTCCACGCCTTCACGCCGTGCTCGCCCGTCAACCCGTACGCCTGTTCGACCCACCAGTCGATGTCCTGCTCGGTCGCGTAGACCTCATCGAGCACCCAGGCCACGCCGTCGGGGGCCTCGCCCAGCACGAGCAGGGCGCCCGGCTTGCGGAAGCCCCAGTCGACTGCGCCAACCACGCGGACGAACGTCTCCGGCGGGTCCCCTACGTGTGTAACGTCGCTGAACCACGGATACACCATCCCCTCGACCGTGACGGCTTGGCTGAACTTGCACTCATACTCGCGCTCGAACTGCCAGGCGGGCATGCTGACGCGCTCCGCCGCAAGGTGCTCCGCCGGGATCCAGGGGCACTCATCAGACTTCACCTGCCACTTGGTCCAGTGGCTGCCCTCGCCATCGGCTTCGTCGCGGTCGGTGCTATCGCAGATCTCCCAGAACTTGCCGCGGGGCTCGCCGGCGGATGAGGCGACCACCAGGACCCCGTCAGGACTGCGCGAGAGGAACGGGCTCATGGCGCCGAACAGCGCCTCGGGGACGAACGCTGCTTCGTCGATGATGACCAGGCCGACGCGCGAGAACGACCGGACGCCTTTGGGAGTCATGGCGACGGCCTCAATGCGAGCATCGTTGGTGAAGCGCGTGGTCTTGAGCGCGGTCGGCGCAGAGTCGCGCCGGGCGGGCAGCGCGTCCTCATCCAGCGCATCGTAGAGCGGCATCAGCTTCGACTCGATCAGCTCAAGTGCCGACTTCTCGCGCTGTGCGGCCACAATGGTCAGGTGGCGCGGGATGGTGAGGGAGCGGTGAAGCGCCAGCGCGGCCATGGCCTGGCTCTTCCCGACCTGACGCCCGGTCAGCAGCACCCGCCGCTTGGCGTCACTCTCCAGGAAGCTCCTCTGCCACGGGTCCGGCGGATAGCCGGCGAGTTCCATCAGGTCCGCGGCGGTCGACAACCGAGCCTTCGGCGATGTCAACAGCGGCGCCAAAGCCTCGCGCAGCCAGCCGTGAGAGGATGAGTTTCCAGGCCCCCGGATCCACGACGGATCGGACAACGTCCATCACCTCCCCGAGCCCAGCCTTGGCCTCGCTCAGCGGGATGAGCTGACGGAGGCGCTCCTCGGCCTGGGCGAGTTTGACGATGGCGCCTGCGAGTGCTGCCTCCCACTCGGGCTTAGGGCCGCCCGCTTGGATCTGCAGGAGCCGAGCCCGCAGCGTGGTCAGCTCGCCGGTCAGTGTCGCGCCGTTGGCGTCCTCATCGGCGATGGCATCGAGGAACCTGCCGAACTCCGGGTTCTCGCGAAGGATCTTCCAGCGGAGTCGCTCCGGCTTGGCGTCAAGGCCATGGATGATCGGACGGCCACTGCCCTTCGCGCCGCCGTGCATCCGGCACCGGGTGCTCCCCCGAACGCGCCACTGCATGCAGGCGCCGCCGCTACGTGTCTCCGCACCGCATCGCACGGGGTTTCCCTCGGCATCGGTGATGGCATGGGGTTTCCGCGCCACCTCACACCTCACCCGCGCTCTGCCACTCGCGCTCGAGTTCACGGAGCTGCATCCGAGCGGCGCCGAGCCTGCTCTGGACCGTCCCCATCGGCACTCCGAGCACCGAGGCGATCGTGTCAATGCTCGCGCCGACAGCCCGCATCCAGACCACGTCGCGCAGTCGCGGGATGAGTTGGTCGATGAGCGGGCGGAGCCGTCCTCCGCGCTCATGCAGGCCCGAGGCGATCTCCTCCGGGACCTCGGCGGCCTGGTCAACCAACCAGCTCCAGCGCTCATCGGTAGACCCGGGCAACGGGCACCTCCTGTTGGCTCTGGCCACGTCAAGGGCGTTCGTCCATGCCACCTGCCTCAGCCACGCTATGTAGCGCGTCCCCGGCCGGTAGCCGCCGACCTCCTCCAGCACGGTGAGCCTGGCCTGCGCCAGCGCCTCCTCCACGTTGTCGTGACCGCGCACCACTTTGCGCGCGATGCCGCGGCACAGCCGCTCGTGGCGCTGCCATAGCACTTCAGCCGCCCGGCCGTCGCCGCCGATGTAGCGGCAGACCAGGTCATCGTCGCTGAGCTGCTGGTAGCGTTTCACTGCTGCGAGCATCGGTCACCCCAACCTGTCGCAGATCGGCGTGCTGCCCACAACGCCCGGCCCCGGATGCCGCCCCCGGCCGTGCTGCCTTGAGGCGAACTCCTCGGCGGCCGCGAGGTCGGGCCGTGGTCGGCTGTCACGTCCCAACCAGCTCCCGCAGCTCATCGTCGCTCATGTCCGAGAACCCGACGTCGACGCCCATCCGCCCCGAGTGCTCCCGCCCCTCGCGTTTGGTGATGATCCCGTAGGCTGCCGCCAGCTTCTCACGGATGTCCGTGACGTGCTTCAGCGCTGCGTTCCGCGACTGCTGGGCGACTTTGACGTCGCCGGCGACCTTGCGGGCTAGCTCGAGATCGGCTTCAAGGCCAGCGACGTAGGCGGCCAGGGGATCAGGGCCTTTGTCGAGGTCGGCCGCCAGGGCCCGGGAGTAGCGGATAACGTTCGCCTTGATCGTCCGCCGCTCTCGGCCATACCTCCGCGCCAGCGCCGACCAGTTCCGCTCCCCATTGACCCAGTCGCGCCATGCGTCACGCACCCACTCGAGCGCGCCGGAGCCGCGCTTCGGGGTCTTCCGCTTGGCGCATTCCTGGCTCACCCTCCGAGCCACCTATCCCACCTCATCAGCCCAACAGCTCATCAGGCCCGCTCTGTGCACTCCGCATGCCCTGCCAGTGGTCGCGCACCAGGCTCATGCGGCTCTTCACCGTCCCGAGTGGGATGTCCAATGCGTCGGCGATCTCCAGGTATGAACACCCAGCCGCTCGCAACCACGCCGTCGCGCTTAGCTTGGGTGGCAGTGTGCGCAGGAGGCCGATGATCCTAGTTGTCCGCTCCGGACGAGTGACCGCCCAGATCACGGCGTCATCGAATGGCGGCTCCTGAGCGCAGCCGTGGAACTCTCCGGCGTCCACCACGACGGAGATCGGCATCGCGTGTCTCTTGCGCCGCTGAGCCATGTCCCGAGCGAGGTTGCGGATCACCTGGTATAGCCAGGCTCGGTAGTTGCTGCCGATGGTGTACCGGTCGAGGCGCAGGTGCAGCCGAGTCCGGAGTGCGACCATCGCGTCCTCGACGTCCTCGGTGTCCCGCAGATACTGGAGAGCCACACAGCGCGCCGAGCTACGGTACCGCCGCCAGAGGACGTCCATCGCGGATGAACTCCCATGGAGCGCCCGCTTGACCAGGTCGTCGTCGCTCATCGCTCCGTAGTCTGGCGCCATGGCCACCTCCTACCTCAGTCCGTCGCACATCGCCGTGCTGCCGATGACGCCAGGACCTGGGTACCGGCCGGCACCGTGCTGCCCCCGCGCGCCAGCCTCGGCCTGCACATGCATCGGGTTCACGGACGACCATAGCGGCCGCGGAACGGCCGGTCGTGACTTCGGCATGGTCCAGCCGCCGCAGTCCTGGCAGTACTCGTGCCGGCCACGCTGTGGCTGGCGAAACGGCAGGCCACAAGCCTTGCAGACCGAGCACCGAAGATCGAGCG